TATACCATCTTCCAGCGGATAAAATGTATATCCACACTAGTAGTGATACTTATATAGAAAAATTTACATTTAATGAAAAAGTAGACTATAGCCCTGACGAGATTATTCATATTAAAGATAACTCGTTCTACTCGATATACAGAGGTATTTCACGTTTGAAACCTGCTCTTCGTACTATGGTACTTATGAAGAATATGAGAGAGTTTCAAGATACTTTCTTTAAAAATGGAGCAATACCAGGTTTGGTACTTAAATCTCCAAACACTCTTTCAGAGAAAATTAAAGAACGTATGATGGTTTCGTGGCAGGCACGATACAACCCAAAATCTGGCGGCAGACGCCCTCTTATTCTTGATGGCGGGATTGAAGTTGATAAATTATCAAATGTAAGTTTTAAAGATTTAGATTTTCAAGACTCAATTGAAAAGAATGAAAAAATTATACTAAAAGCTTTGGGGGTGCCTCCTATACTTTTAGATTCAGGGAATAATGCAAATATTAGACCAAATATGAGAATGTACTATTTGGAAACAATCATTCCAATAGTAAGAAAGCTAAATCATGGTTTAGAACGATATTTTGGCTTTCAAGTAAAAGAAGATATTAGCGATATTCCTGCTCTCCAACCAGAGCTTAGAGATGCAGCTGCTTACTATACCTCTTTAGTAAATGGTGGTATTATTACCCCCGCTGAAGCAAGAGAAAGATTAGGTTTCGATATTATGGAAGGCACTGAAGAAATACGAGTACCTGCAAATATAGCGGGTTCGGCAGCCAATCCAAGCGAAGGCGGTAGACCCGTCGAAACAGAAGGAACAGACGATGAGAACTGATAGAGTAAAACAGGGTATAATAGATAAAATTAGTATGGTGTTGTTAGAAGCAGGTAAGCCTATTACTGAGCAAGAGTATAGGAACTTACAAAGCGTGCCAGTAAGACTTCAAACAATACGAAGATATTTTGGTCGATGGGATAGACTATTAGCACTTGTCCAACACTCACGACCAGATGTGTGGAAAGAAATTACAAATCCACCAAAGCCCGCAGCACCAAAGGTAACGCCTAAAAAGACAGAAAAAGTAACTTCTTTCTCAAAGGCTTCTAAACCTAACGTCTCGGTTAAAAAGGAAATAGAAGATGAATAAAATCTTTAATTTAACGTCTACTTTCAAATCTCACGAATCAGATGATGGTTCAGTGATGATTCGAGGGATGGCAAGCACAGCAGACTTTGATCGCGCGGGTGACTCAATTTCATGCGAAGCTTGGCAAAAAGGTGGACTATCAAATTTCGAGAAAAATCCAATTATCTTGTTTAATCATGACTATGATAAACCTATTGGTCGAGCCACTGGATTGAAAGCTGGTCCAAATGGTTTAGAGCTTGAAGCAAAGATTAGTAAGGCTGCGCCTGCTAATGTTGCACAATTAGTTAAAGACGGTGTTCTTGGAGCCTTTTCTGTTGGTTTTCGAGTCAAGGACGCTGATTATTTAGAGGAAACCGACGGACTAAAGATTAAGGACGCTGAGCTGTTTGAGGTATCTGTTGTATCAGTACCATGCAATCAATCAGCTACTTTTTCGCTCGCGAAATCATTTGACTCGATGGATGAGTACAATGAATTCAAAAAAACTTTCACAAATCGTGTAGATCTAGCCGGTCAGTCTCTGGCTAAGGACGAAGTTAATACTTCTAGCATAGCTAGTGACGCACCGAAAAGCGCGGAGAAAAAATCCGCAGATCAGGAGATCAAGATGGATAATCAAAACATCGACTTGGAAGCTTTTGCAAAGAAAGTGGCAGAAGATACTGCTGCAAAGATTGCTATGAAGCAAGCCGAGCAAAAAGCAGCTGAAGAAGCGAAAGCCAAAGCAGCTCAGGAAGCAGACGAAGCGAAAGCTTTAGAAGCTGAATCAATTAAAAGTGTAGTAACTACTGGCATTAACGCTGGCGTTGAAGCACTTATGGCAGACGTTGAAGCGAAACTTACTGAAAAAGACGCTAAAATGGATGAAGTAATTTCATCTTTCAAGAAAGAGTTGGAAGAGAAAGAAGCTGAAATTACAGCTATGAACAGTAGCAAGCGTCAGTTTGCTGATCGTGGCGGTAATGCTTCTGCTGACATCTCTAAGTGGGGTCAAGACTTTATGCAAGCAAAAATGCTTGGCACCATTACAGGTAAAGGCTTCAATACTGACTATGGTCAGGGTCTATTGGAAAAAGCAGGTGTTGATTACACTAGCCATGCTGCTGATATTGACCAAGAAGTTTCTAGTCTTATCGAGAAAGAAATTCAGGATGAACTAAAAGTTGCAAGACTTTTCCGTGAAATCACTGTAAATGGCAAGTCAACTGTACTACCTGTACAACCAGATGGTCGTGGTGCAGCTTGGGCTAACACTGCAGAAGATAACTTGTTTGATCGTGGTGGTAACTCAGCGAGTTCTTACCAAGTTCAGCAAGTAATCATGAATGCACATCGTCTAGTATCTAACTCTTTCATTGAGAATGATGTAGACGAGGCAGTACTTGTTAACTTGATGCCAATGATTATAGACTCTCTTGCACGTGCTCATGCTCGTGAAGTAGAAACTTCTATTATTAATGGTCAAGCAGGTGTAATGGACGGTCTGTTAGAGATTGCTCCAGAAACCGGTGCTAACCTAGGCGCTGCTTCTCTAACAGGTTCTGCAATGTTGAGTGCTCGTACTGGCATGGGTCGCTTCGGTGTTAACCCTTCAGACGTAACTTACATTGTTGGTCAAGACGGCTACTACGATCTGTTAAAAGATCCAGACTTCCAGAGCTTGGATGAAGTAGGTAGTGATCTAGCTGCTCGTGTAACTGGTCAAATCGGTTCTGTATTTGGTTCTCCGATTGTTGTATCTGAAGAAATGCCTGCTGACAGTGGCTCTGCTACTGCTTGTGTGGCTGTATACAACCAAGGTTTTGTTATCCCACGTCTACGTGGTGTAACAGTTGAAACTGACTACGAAGTACAGAAGCAACGTAAAGCTATTGTAGCTTCACAATCTCTGGGCTTCACTTCAATCTATGCGGGTGCAGATGGCGCTAAGCCAACTAGCTCGAATAAGTTTGAAACTGGCGCAGGCAAGCACGCTCCAGCAGTTAGAATTGACTTTAGCTAATACGGTTTTTAACCAATAAAAACGAGGGGGAGGTTATCTCCCCCAAGTTTTTACTAATGGACTTATAATATGACAAACTTAGTAACACTTGATCAATATAAAACTGGAGAAAATATCCAGAGTGTAAAAGATGATACACGTATTGAATCTTTGATCACATCAGTGAGTCAATTAGTAAAAACTTATTGCGGTAATACTATCGTAGATTTTTATTCAGCGGATAAAATAGAAGAGTTCTCCATAAGTTGGGGCACTAATTTAGTACAATTAACAGAAAGTCCTTTAGTAAGTATAACTAAGGTTGAGGAAAGAACCTCTTTTAGTAATGCTTATAGTGAGGTTCCTTCTACTCAGTACTATGCAGACTCTTCAACAGATTGTGTATACAGAGTCAATACTTCAGGAACCTCTAAGCTGTGGCCTACAGGACCTGGCTCTGTAAAAATCACATATAAGGCAGGATATGCAAGCTGCCCAGAAGATTTAAAACTAGCGGTGTTTGATTTGATTACTTACTACCTAAAAGACGAGCATAAAGCGCGTCAAACTTTAGCGGGTGCGAGTATACAGAATCAATCATCAACAAGTCAGCGTAATAACGTAGCGTTCCCTGACCATATTAAAAGAGTCTTGGATCTATATAAAAACTTCTAATGCCTCTTGCAAAACCGCCAAGTATTAAAGAGCTTAGCAAAGGTATGGCAGCAGGTAGAAGCTATAGAGCAAATACCTTAAGAAAGCTGGTAGATAAAACTCCTGAGATTCAACAGTATTTTGCATTAGAGGAGAAATTTCAAGCCAGGTATAACGAGTTTTTAAAAGCATACGAAGAGCAGACAGCCGGTATGCCAGAAGACGAAAGAAAAACTTCTAGAAACAAGTTTACTTTTGATGGAATGAAGTTTCAGGTAAGTACAGGTGAAAAAGCCGCAACAGGAAACTTAAACTTTCGACAAATTAAAAATGTTAATAAAAGGTTGTTTCCTGAGCTTAAAGAAGGTATTGAGTTTGGGCACCAGAATGTAAGTATTCTTCGAGGTATGATTTCTCTATTTCTAAATGAAATAGATCAAAAAGATTCTCGTAGAAAGCCCGCTCTAGCACTCTTACAAGTTCTTACTGAAATTGATAGAATAGATAAAATTATGGGAACTGTAGGAGAGAATAAAAACAAACTCATACAGAAACTAGGAGATATAGCCGCAGGCGGTGCAGACTTAACATCTACTTGGCAAAAAGACGTAGACATTCTTACTGGTGTAAAAGGTCAACTAGTAATTGAAGCAGAGTGGGACGAGCTTAATCAGTTTAAAGGAACACTTTCGGGGATAGCAGGACAAGCTTTTGCAGGTGTAGTAAGAAACGAGATGAAGCATTTTACCAATCTCGTAGGCAATATGGATTTATCCAAGCTAAAAGGTTCGCCTACTTTAGTAGAAGACGTAGAGCAAGACTTACTAGAAGTTTTAGACCCTAAAAGAAAACGCACTAAGAAAGCTACTAAAACTTCAGACAAACATGCTAGCAGTAAAGTAAATACTAAGCCAGAAAAAAAGACAGCAAAAAGCCCTAAAAAGAGAAGAGCACAAAGAAGTAGAACAAGTAATCCTCTTGCTTTAGTTGCAGCAATAAATAAAGAGTTACCTAATACCGTACGAAAAAATATGAAAAGTCCGGCTCTGGTAAATCGCTCAGGAAGATTTGCAGATAGTGTAAAAGTTACTGATGTAATGACCACTCGAGGTGGCTATCCTAGTATTGGTTTTACATATAGAAGAGACCCTTACGAAGTATTCGAAATGGGTAGTGGAAATGTAAGAGCTACACCGGAAAGAGACCCACGAGAGTTAATTAATAGATCTATAAGAGAGATAGCAGCACAGTTTGCAATCGGCAGATTCTATACTAGGAGAACATAATGGCAGTAAGAGACTATACAACGAGAAGATTAGGCATAGTCGAAGGGCTGGCAGAAAAATTAAAAGATATAGATGGAACAGGATCGTTCCTATCTGATCTAAATAGGAATGTGTCCCCTCGTTTAAAGTTCTGGGATGAAGTGGAAGAATTTCCAGCAATTCATTTAAATGCTGGAGGAGAAACCAGAGAGTACCAGGGCGGAGGATATAAGGACAGATTCTTAAGCATAACAATAAGATGTTATGTACAAGACGAAGACTCAGTAGCAGCTTTAGACGCGCTACTAGAA